ACGTTCACTTCGACGCGAAGAAGGAGGCCGCGTAATGGGCACCCGTGCATACCTGGCGCCGGTCGACCGCACGCCGCACACCGTCAGCGACAAGACCGTCGCGGGCGCGTACCTCCCCTGCACCTTCGTCAGCGAGGGCGCAAGCACTCTGACGCAGGCGACCTCGCCGCTCGTGTATCTGCGGCTGCTGCTGAATCGCGATTTCTTCACCGAGGCCGCGAACTTCTTCACCTCGACGAACCCGCTGCTCGTGGCCTACGCCTCCGGCGACAGCGGCATCGCTGCGGTTCTCGAGCCGGGCCAGCGGTACCTGATCGCGGCTGCCGCGGCGACCTACACCTTCGGCCAGGAACTGACTGTGGGCGCTTCCGGGCGCGTGGCCGCAGCGGCGACGACCAACGTCGTCGTCGGGTTCTGCCGCCAGGCTGTCACTGCCAGCGCGGGCGACCTCATCGAGGTCGAGATCGCCAACTTCTACACCAAGCCCTGATCGGGAGCCTGACACCATGCTGCGTTTCCTCACCAACGAGCAGCGCCTGGCGCACAACGCTCCGCGCGAGGCCTTCGACCGCCAGCAGGCGGCGATCGCCAGGGCCGCCGGCGGGCAGGTCATCATCGGCAACGCCGCCCCGATCGGCCTGGACGCATGGCGTCGCATCGACGATCGCTCCTCGCGCATCCAGCGCGACGAGCTCGCCGTGTTCGCGCGCCTCGCGCGCGCCAACAGCACGCCGGTGGACATCGGCGACCTGGTGAGCTACTACCCCAAGGTCGGCGACAGCGGCTCGGCGCAGGTGTCGATGGACGGCCGCATGATGGGCAAGGCGGACGCCGCCTCGGTCTACTTCGCCGGCACGCCCGTGCCGATCATCCACAGCGAGGCCGGGTTCGGCTGGCGGCAGTGGGCGGTGCTGGCCAAGGGCGGCGGCCTCGGCGCTGCGGACACGCTGGCGAACAACCAGCGCGTCGTCGCGGAGAAGCTCGAGGACATGGCGATCAACGGCCTTGGCTCGATCGTCGTGGGCGGCAGCACCATCTACGGCCTGAAGAACTTCCCGGACCGCAACAGCGGCACCTACGGCGCGTTCAACCTCAACGGCGGCACCGGCGCGAACTGGGCAACGGCCTTCACGACGACGATCAACTCGCTCGTCAGCGACAACAGCTTCGGCCGCGCGACGATCTTTTTGAACTACGCGGACTGGATGTACGCTGACCAGACCGACTACGCGACGAACTACGCGAAGACCATCCTGCAACGGATGCGCGAGTTGCAAGGCGTCGCGGAGATCATCCCGTGCAGCAAGCTCGCGGCCAACGACGTGATCGCGGTCAACAACATCGACAGCGGCGAGTGGGGCTCGATCCTCAACGGCATGCCGGTGACGACGCGCCCGAAGGCGCGCGTGAACGCCGAAGACGACTACAACTTCGTCGTCATGGCGATGGCGGCGCCGCAGTTCCGAAGCGACGCGAACCTGCGCTCGCACATCGCGGCCTACACTCGGACCTGAGAGCAGCCGTGAAGGTCAAGGTCACGCACCTCAAGGCCAACGGCTGGCCCGAGGGCACGAAGGTCGGCGACATCGTCGACTTGCCTGAGCACGAGGCCATTCCGCCTTGGGCCCGCGGCAAGTGCTTCGAGGTCGGCGGCGCCGAGCCGCAAGTCGAGGCCGAGCCGCAGACCAAGGCCAAGCCCAAGAAGTGAGCGGCCGTGATCTCCACAACCCAGGCGGCGGAATACCTCGACCAGACGCTCGGCATCACGGTGCCTGTGTTCGTCCTGTCGGCCGCCGTCGAGCGCGTGGAGGCCTACGAGCAGGCCCTGGTGGACGCCGGCTACACCGAGGCGACGCAGACGCTCCTGCAGGCGATGGCGGTTGCGATCGTTGCCGCAGGCGGCGCGCCGCGGGCGATCAAGTCGCAGGGCGCTCCCTCCGGCGCCTCGCGCAGCTTCGACAACGCCAAGGACGCGCTCTCCGCGCTGCGGCGCAGCCTCTCCTCGCTCGACACCGCGGGCGTGCTCACCGACGTGGTGGGCGCGGACCCGGCGGCAGCGAGCCTCATGCTGGTGGTGGCCTGAGAGCGCCGCTGGCCATAACGAAGGAATCGAACCGATGAAGCTCGATCGCCCCAGCGGTGAATTCGGCGCCATGAAGGTCGGGGTCTGGCACACAGGGCTCAAGCCGGAGCAGAACTGGAGCCGAAGGACAGTGCTGCGCGGCATGGGCGAGGGCTGGGCATCGCTCAACGCCGACGAGACCGAGCTCACGATCCGCGCCGAGCCCGAGGACCTGGTCTACACGGTCACGCGTGCGCCTGGCTACTACTGCCGCAGCACCGGCGAGCGCATCCCCATCAGCAAGTTCGCGCTCGAGGAAGTATTCACGCAGATGGTCGCCGTCATGGCCGCGCGCGAGGCGCAGGCCTGGTGCAAGGCCAATGGCAAGCGTTCGAACGACTACGAGGTCACTCAGGCCTACGAGTGCGTGCTGCGCGAGGACCAGCACGAGCGCTTCCGCGGCGTGCCCGCTCCGAGCGGGGCCCTCGTGGCCGCGCACACCTTGGAGGACTGAAGCGTGGCGAACCTGGTCCTGAATATCGCGCTGGGGCGCGTCACCGAGCTCTATGCCCGGGTCGACGGCAACGATCCGGCGAACAGTGCGTTCATCATCGTCGCGATCGACGCGAACGGCGACACGGACGCGACGATCCGCGACCGCGACGACCTATCGGCGCTGCTCGGCGGGACGTCCAACGAGGTCACGAACAGCGGGTACGCGCGCAAGACGCTCACCGATGCGGACATCGTGGCCTGGGCGCCCGACGACACCAACGATCGGGTGGATCTGGACTTCCCGGATCAGACCTGGACCGCGGTCGCGGCCGGCAGCGCGTGGACCGACCTGCTCGTGTGCTACGACAACGACACGACGAGCGGCACCGACACGAGCATCGTTCCGCTGACGCTGCACGACTTCGTGGTGACACCAGGCGGCAGCGACATCACCGCGCAGATCGCGAACTTCTACCGCGCGAGCCCGGTGTAATCCAGGAGGCGGGGGATGGCCGCCTTCCCCTACGTCCCCGACAAGGGGACAGCTCAGCACGACACCCAGTCGATCCGCTTCAGCATCGACGACGAGGTGCTGAGCGCTGCCGCGGCGCGCGTTGATGCGCGACTGTCGGGCTGCGTGCCAACGCAGCAGGGGTCCCCGAACATGACCGTCGCTTGCAGCGCAGGCACGGTCTTGACGAACGGCGTGGTCTACTCGGTCAGCGCCGGGAACTGGACCGTTGGCACCGCAGACGCGACGAACCCGCGGATCGACCTCCTCGTCGTGACGAGCGCCGGCGCGCTGGCTGTTCGGGCGGGCACGGCGGCGGCGGCTCCAAAGCCGCCCGCGCGCACCGCGAACGATGTGGTGTGCGGGCATGTGTGGGTGCCGGCCAACGACACCACGATCACAGACGACCAGATCACGCGGGCGGATATGGCCGACGTGACGTCGACGCCCGGCGCGCCGTTCGTGGTCTCTGTCGGAGCGTCGTTCAGCGGCACGGGCGTGCCGACGGCGACGCTGCCGGGCACGAGAGCCGCGAACGACATCCTCGTGCTGTGCTTGCAGTCGAGCAACGAGGCGGATGTGGCGCCGCCGACAGGGTACACGCGTTTCGGGCCGCAGAATGGCATCGGCGCCGCTGCAACCGCTGGCAGCACGAAGCTCTCGATCTTCTGGAAGCGCGATACCGGTACCGAGTCCGCACCGACGATCCCAGACACCGGCGATCACACCTACGGGTTCATGTTCGCTGTGCGCGGCTGCGTGACCAGCGGAGACCCGTTCCGCTTCTTGGGCAACACGTTCAAGTTTGCGGCGAGCACCTCGGCCACGGGGCCGGTCGGCGTGACCGATATCGACAACATGCTCGTCCTCACGGTCTTTGCGCACGGCGTCGACAGCGCCAGCGCGCAAGCGACGGGTGCGGCGAATTCAAGCCTCGCCTCCGTGACAGAGGCCTTCGACGGCTCCACGGCGGATGGCACTGGCGGCGGCCTTGTGCTCGTAAGCGGGATCAAGGCGTTGAGTGGCGACGTGACGGCGACGACGCTGACGTGGGGCTCTTCGTCGGTCGACGTATCGACGATGTTCGCCGCTGTGCCTGCGGGGGCGGTCAAGGCGCAGGCTACGAGGCCGGCCGAGAAGATGATCTACATCGGATCGCCGCCCGACCTCGATGATGTTTGGGTGAAGCCCTCCGGTGTGCGAGCGGTGTTCGCACAGATCTGCGATGGCGGCGGCGGTGGGTCTGGCGGCAACACGACGACCACGGCGGCGGGCGGCGGCGGCGGTGGTGGCGGCGGCTACGACGAGGCATGGTACCGCCCGGAAGACCTGGGCGCGACGGCTACTGTGCACGCTGGCAAGGGCGGCGCCGCCGGCACGGCGCTGAACCAAGCCGGCAACCCTGGCGTGCTCAGCGAGTTCGACAAGGGCAATCGCGGGCCGCTCACGTCGACCTCGCGCATCGCCGGCACGGCCGCAACCGCGGCGGCATCGGCGGACGGCGGCAACGGCGGGTGCGGCTCCGGCCGCGGCCTGGTGTCGCCGGCCGTTGCGACGACGCGCATCTCGCTCGAGGCGGCCACAGCGGGCTCGGCGCTCGGCGGCGTGGGTGGGCGCGGCGGCTCCGGCACAACGGCGCCCACCGGCGGCTCACCCGCCGATTGGGGCGGTGGCGGCGGCGAGTCGGGCGCCGACACCGACGCTGCGATCACGAGCGCGAACAACGGCTGGAGCGTGCGCGGCGCTGGTGGCGGGTCCGGTGGACGGACGAACACGAACATCAGCGGCTCAGGCCAAGGCGGTGGAGCTGCGGGCGTCAACTCTGCCCAGGGAGCTGCCGGAGCCGCGTCAACGCGGTTGCCGTTCGGTGGGTCGGGCGGTGTCGGCGGCGGCTCCACTGTTGTGACCGGCGGCCCTGGCGGGTTCCCGGGCGGCGGCGGCGGCGGCGGCGCGGGCGTGGCCGGTGGGTTCGGCGGCGCTGGCGGGCACGGCTGCGTCGTGGTGACGACTTTCTTCTGAGGTACGCAATGGCCGCACTCACCACCCAGCAGCGCACCGAACTCTTCGCGGCGTTGATGCGTACGCCGAACTGCCCGGGCGGCGTCACCAAGACTGACCTACTTGCTGCGGTCAACGCCGCCGACGACTGGGCCGACGCGAACGCCGGGTCGTTCAACGCGGCGTTGCCGCTGCCAGCGCGCAACGTGCTCACGGCGAGGCAGAAAGCCGCGCTGCTGATGTTCGTGATCAGCAAACGATTCGAGGTGTCCTGATGTCCACGCGCGCCGTTTTCCTCCCGACGGGGGTCGAATTCCCGTCGAGCGCGTTCTGCGTGCCCGGTTTGATCAACGACCGGCCAGTGCTGGCTTTCGACGCTGCGACAGACGAGAACGCCTATTGGACCGACGTCGCTGCACAGGGCTTCACCGGCGCGGTAACTGTGGTCATCACGTACATGATGGCGAGCGCGACCACAGGGGCAGTGCGGTTCCAGGTGGCGCTCGAAGCAGTGACCGACGGCGACAGCACAGACCTCGATGCAGGCACGAGCTTCGACACGGACAACAGTGCCGGCGCGACTGTGCCGGGCACCGCAGGGTTCATCGATCAACTGTCAGTGACGATGACCAATGCCGACAGCATTGCCGCGGGCGATTACTACCGCCTGCGCTTGCGCCGCGATGCGGACGGCACCAGCGGAACGGACGACGCAGCGGGCGACTGCTACGTGCTCGCCGTCGAGTTGCGCGACGCGGCTTAAGCGGCCCGCGAGGCGAGGGCCGCCATGTCTGTTCGGTTCGACGCCAATGCGGACTACCTGCGCAATGCGACCGCGCCTACATCCGGCGCCTGGACGACTTGCTGCTGGGCGCGACGTGTAGGGGACACGAACACCTTCTCGGTGTTGCTCCTGACGGAGCTGACGAGCACGCCATACCCGGCGATCGAGACCACTGCCGACGGCACGACGCTCGCCCTGTACAACGGCTCGGACAACACGTTTTCCAGCAGCCCGGCGACCGACGAAGACTTCTTCGTCGCGATGCAGGACGACGGCGCAAACCTCAAAGCGTGGTGGCGCAAGGCGAGCTCGACGACATGGGACGCGACACTCAGCGTCGCTCGTGTTGCG